GAAAGTTTGGATACAAGTCCAAACTGCGTGATATTGACAATTGGTGCAGTTAGGTTCGATCCTAAAGGTATGGGAGTAATTGAAAAACTTGAATTACGTCCGATGATTGAAGAACAGACAGAAAAATTTAACAGGGTGATTAATGAAGACACGTTACGGTGGTGGAGTACACAAAGCGAAGACGCTATGGAAGAAGCAATGGGCGATAGAGACAGGATCTCATTTAAAGACTGTATGGAACAACTTTACAAGTTCTGTTGGAATCGCCGCGCTGTGTGGAGTAACGGTGCTAGCTTTGACGTTGTGGCAATGGAATCAGCTTGGCGTAACTTGGACATCCGTATTCCGTGGCCTTATTATACAGTCCGAGACACACGAACTCTATATGAAATTGCAGGAGTCAGTCTTAAAGACAAGAAGTACGGAACATCAACCACTCACAAAGCAGTAGAAGATGCTGAACATCAAGCTATCGTTGTACAAGATGCGTACAGAAATTTAATTAAAGCAGGGCTTGTCAAATGATGACGATGTTACCTGGACTAAAGATAATCAAACATACCAAGCACGGTGATGCAAGGGGAAGCTTCTATGAAACATGGAAGATGCCTGACGATATGCGCGGAACATTCAGACAATTGAATACTGCTACTTCTACTAAAAATGTGTTGCGTGGTATGCACAAACAGAATCAATACAAATGTGTTATGCCAGTCTTTGGCAGAATCTTTGATGTAGCAGTAAACCCCGAGACAGGTGAATGGTTCGGTATTGAATTAGACGACTCAACTGGTTTGCTAATTCCACCTCAGTATGCACATGGATACTTAGTTTTATCTGAGACTGCAATTGTGCAATACATAGTAGATGCACCTTACAACAAAGCAGAAGAAGAAAACTTTAAATGGAATCAATACAACATTGAATGGCCAATTAACAGTACACCCGTACTATCGGAGAAAGACTCATGAAAATAGGATTTAATTGCAGTAGCTTTGACTTGCTACATGCCGGGCATGTGACTATGCTCAAAATGGAAAAAGAATTATGCGACTACTTAGTTGTTGCACTACAAATCGATCCAACAATCGACAGACCGGGCATTAAGAATAAACCAATTCAAAGTGCATATGAACGATATATTCAGTTACAGGCATGTAAGTATGTAGATGAAATTCTTATCTATGAGACCGAATATGATCTTATGCAACTGCTCATGACTCAAACTATTCACATTCGGTTCTTGAGTGATGAATACTTAAACAGGGACTTTACGGGTAAGCAGTGGTGCATGAACAATGGAGTTGAGTTGCATTATCACAAGCGTCAACATAATTATAGCTCAAGTGAACTTAGGGCTAGAACTGCTAGATTAGAACGACTAAAGGGAGTAGAATCAATTGACGAGGAGCCTCCTCAATACTCACCCGATCTAGTAAAGAAGCTCCCATGAAATTCAAAAGTGACATTGACATTGACTTTGGTGACAGAGAAAAAGTATTATCTGTAATCGAATACACCCCGGCTGCAATGCGTAAAGTTAGCCCTATGCGCAAACATGCAACGGGAGTACATGTCACTGAAGTTCCGTATGATCCAATATATGACATGGCAAGCATTGATTATTCAGAGGCAGAAAAGCGTGGCTATTTTAAGTTAGACTTATTGAACGTGCATGTATATAATCAAGTGCGTGATGAAAACCACTTGATTGAGTTAATGCGAGAACCAGAATGGTACAGACTGAAGAACAAAGATTTTGTTGAGAAGCTGATTCACTTAGGTAATCAGTATAATGCATTAAGGTCAATGCCGGAGCCTATTGACAGTATTCCTAGATTAGCTATGTTTTTAGCTATTATTAGACCGGGAAAAAAGCATTTGCAGGGAAAGACTTGGAAAGAAGTTGCTAAAACTGTATGGGATAAAGGTAACGATGGCTATACATTTAAGAAATCACATGCTATAGCGTATGCACATTTAGTGGTAGTACATATGAACCTATTAGAAGAAACTATTATAATCGTTTAACTAGTGTAATACTGCGTCTTTTTGATCTACGTTTGTGTAACTCATTCATACTAGTGATCGGGCCATGTACTACTGTTAAACTTTTATTTGTAAATGTTCTAAGATAGTACTTAAACGGCGCCCAATCTTCTTTTAAAAACAGGTTTATGGGGATAAGTCTATTACTTTCCCACCACCATATATCTCCTAACTCTAAAAACCTAGCTCTGGCCTCTGATTCTACGATAGCTCCGTAATCGTATATCGTTGTAACCACATCATCCCTATTTTGTATGATTCCTACATAGTCTTGACTAGCGTATGAACATACTGTTATGAATGGGTGATTTTCGCTAAGTTTCTTAAAAAACTCGTTTTGTATCATTAATTTATATCACAATATTGTTTATTTAATCTTGGGCACCCAAAGATAATAATTTAATATTTAGGAGCTAAATAGTACAAAGGACCAAGTTTGTGTACTCAACCCCAGTTTTCATTTATACCCAACGACAGATTGTTGTACTGCTTTCCGGTTACTCAGCAAGGAGATACATGCCAGTTTACGCAAAACCACTAACATTGCATAAGGGAGTTGATAATCAAATTCAATTCCAGTTCCTGAACCAGGAACAGAAACCTGTGAACATCACAGGTAAAGAAATAACCTGTAGGATTATTAGCTATGATGGTTCAGCAGTGTTGCTACGCAAAGCACTAACTATACAGTTTGGTGCCACCGGCATTGCTGCCTTCATAGTAAATGCGGCAGATATAGAAGACATTGCCGCACAAAAAGCATATTACTCATTAGAAATACCGGTCGGTGAATTTGACTATCCAGTGTTTGTTGATCAAAATGCAGGCGCCCGTGGGGATATGAACATCGTTAATTCCGTACTACCAGCATTCATACCTTCATCTAATATAACCATCCCCACCGGGCAAGCCTTCCCTAACATTGATGCCAACAATAATATTCAAAATGCGTTGCCCAATGCCAATACATATTATTCTAGTGTAATCAATACTGAGGACAATCCTATATTGACCATACAAACTTCTTTCTATGAATACAACGGTGAAGTTGGTATAGAAGGTTCTACTATTGTCGATAATGATTGGTACCCTATTACTACTGCATCCTATTCTAACAACAGCACAACACAGGGCTATGTTGTTCATGGATATCACCCGTATATTAGAATGGTGTTCACAAGCAATACGGGCGCAATAACCAATATCCTAGCAAGATAATATACCAAGAATATTGCTTAATGATACATACTATGCTAAAATCATAGTATGTTATTTGATATCCTAACCATTGTACCGGGCAGAAAAAAACTGTCTCATAGTGGGTGGCATAGCTTCAATGCTATCTGTTGTAATCACCGCGGGCATACTGTTGATAAACGCGGGCGCGGTGGAATCAGACTAGATGGTGACAATTGGTCAATGCATTGTTTCAACTGTGGATTCAAATGCGGATTTACCTTAGGTAAAAGTCTATCTAACAATACTAAACAGTTTATGGCTTGGTGTGGGATAGACCAAGATCAAATTAAAAAATGGAGTCTTGAAAGTTTAAAATATAAAGACTTGTTAAGTTATATACAAGTTAAAAAAAATAAAACTAAGATAAAATTTAAAGATCATGAATTACCCGAAGGTGAAGTCATTGATATAAATAATCCCCTACACAAAAAGTATGTCGATTACCTAACATCTAGGGGGATAAATCATAGTGATTATCCCTTTATGATTACTCCGAACGAGTTAGGTAGAATGGGTAATCGTGTTATAATACCTTATACATACAATAACAAAATAGTAGGTCACACTAGCAGATTTCTAGACAACAAGATACCCAAGTACATCAATGAACAACAACCGGGATATGTGTTCGGTATTGACTTTCAAAAGCCCGACTGGCAAGTATGTATCTTAGTAGAAGGTATCTTTGATGCACTTAGTTTGAATGCGTGTGCATTAACTCACAATACAATCAGTGAAGAACAAGCAACCTTACTGTCATTGTTGAATCGTAGGATAATTTTTGTACCTGATCGTGACAAGACCGGATTGGCAACATGTGATAGAGCATTAGAGCTAGGATATTCTGTTAGCGTCCCTGATTGGGATAGTAGTGTTAAAGATGTGAATGATGCTGTAGTAAAGTACGGTAAACTAATGACACTAATGAGCATTCTACAAAGTGCAACAACAAGTAAAATAAAGATAGAATTAAGGAAGAAACAAATTGGCAAACAAAACGGATTCTAAGAAACAAATCGAATATACACCCGATGTGCAAAAACTGTTTCTAAGAATGATGTTGACCAACGCAGAGTTGTATACTCGTGTTATGAACATCATGAATAGTGAAAACTTTGACAGGTCATTACGACCTGTAGCAGAAATGTACAAGGAACATACTGACAGGTACAAGGTTCTACCGGATCAAACACAAATTCAAGCAATGACTGGTATAGATATTGAACCTATTCCAGAAATGAATGAAGGTCATCAGGACTGGTTCTTGGATGCATTTGAAGCCTTCACTAAGCGACAAGAATTAGAACGTGCTATTCTTAAAGCAGCCGATATGCTTGAAAAAGGTGACTATGGTCCTGTTGAGAAACTAATCAAAGAGGCAGTACAAATCAGTCTACAGAAAGACATGGGTACTGATTACTTTCATGACCCTAAAGGTCGTATCAACAAATATTTCAATGCAGGTGGTCAAGTCAGTACAGGCTGGCCTCAGATGGATAGAATTCTATATGGTGGTATGAGTCGAGGTGAGTTGAACATCTTTGCAGGTGGTTCAGGTTCAGGTAAGTCATTGGTCATGATGAACATTGCATTGAACTGGTTGCAAGCAGGGATGAGTGGTGTTTATATTACATTAGAACTTTCAGAAGAACTTACTAGTTTGCGAACTGATGCTATGTTAACAAGCATGGGTACAAAAGCAATTCGAAAAGACATTGATACAACTGATCTTAAAGTTAAGATGGTTGGCAAAAAGTCTGGTAAATATCGTGTCAAGGGTTTGCCTGCACAAAGTAATGTCAATGATATCAGAGCATACTTAAAAGAAGTACAGATTCAAACAGGTATCAAGATTGACTTTGTTATGGTTGACTACTTAGACTTGGTTATGCCGGTGTCTGTTAAAGTCAATCCCAACGATCAGTTTATTAAAGACAAATATGTTGCAGAAGAATTACGTAACTTAGCTAAAGAACTAGGTATCTTATTAGTAACTGCCTCACAGTTGAACCGATCAGCAGTTGATGAAATTGAATTTGATCACAGTCACATTGCAGGTGGTATTAGTAAAATTAACACAGCAGACAACGTGTTTGGTATCTTTACAAGTCGAAGTATGCGTGAACGTGGTAAGTATCAAATGCAGTGTATGAAGTCTCGTAGTTCAACAGGTGTGGGTCAAAAAATTGACTTAGATTACGATGTTGAAACAATGCGTATTACAGACGAAGATCCTGATGGTTATGCTGAACAACAAGCAAAATACAAGCCAAGTCCTAGCCCTACTGATATTATGAGTCGTCTACGACCACAGTCAACATTAGCTGCCACAGATCCTATCATAGATCAAGCTACAGGGGAAATACTAGAACCCGTAGAAAAGAAGGTTGTGGCTGATGTACAGGGCACAAAACTCAAAGCATTATTGAATTCGCTAAAGAAGTAATAAAGCATAAATACAATTAGGACAAATTTTATGCAAAAGAAAACCCGTTCCCTGTTAGAAGAATTAGAGTCGATCGGTAATAATCGTGACATGACACACGTTATAGAGAGTCGTGCCCACAACATTATTACCAGTGCTATTAATTTGATTGAGTTGATTAACAAACAATATGACAAAGATACGTCTGAGCTACTAGAAAAGAAGCTACTAAGTGCAATCAAGGGGCGTGACCAAGCAAGATTTTCCAAAAGTATAAGGAAAAATCATGAGGCTGAATGATATTAATAAGCGCCAAGTTAGTGAAAAGTTAGAGACTTGGCTCGGCAATTACGGTGCTAGTGCCGCTCGTCAATTAGGAAACAGACTTAAAGGAGACACTGAGGGTGAAATGTCAGTTGCACAAAAGATGGGAAAAGATCGGTTTGTTAATGATTTTATCGCCCGAGCTTATGGTACATTAAACAGTGAGATACAAAGCGGCCGGGTAGATCCTAATCCACCTAAAGTTGAACCTAAGGGTCCTGAAAAGGTTGATCCACAAGCAGCCGCAAAATTAAAAGGCCGTTTAAAAGCAGGACAAGGTTTAGGAAAGAAGACCGGGGCAGGATTTAAAAATTATGTAGGCGGTAGTGGCGAGAGATTTCAAGGAGCAGATGCTACCGGAGCTCCGGTATTTAAGAAAATTCAACGTGAATCTCAATATGATAGATTGAATGCTATTTTTGAAAGTCTATTAACAGAAGCAGAAACAATTAGTCAATTCTTCAAACGTTGGTTACCCGCATACATGAAGCGCATTGACATGTCCGATCCGCATACTCAGGAATTGATTCAAAAGATTCAAGACACATATGCACAGGATAAAGGTAAAGCCGCATTAACTCAGTTAGCTAATGCCGCTTACGCGGCCAGCTATGCTCCCGGATATGGTAGTCAGGACCAGCAAGATCGGCCGGGGCAACAAGGTCCGCAAACAACGGATGCTATGATGAAAGCTATCAGTACTGCGTCATCTGCTAAAGAGCTTGCGGCTGGAATCAGAGCAGCAATGACAAAATTGAACTCATTAGATAAAACAGCATATTCTAGTTTTGTACAAGAATTAGTTAAGGCAGCAAACACCCCTGTTCCTTCTGAACTACCTACTGGTGTTGCACCTACAAATACTGCGGCAAGCGCAGTCCGAGGGAATAAACCCGGCGCTCCCACACCGAATGAATATGCCAATCTAGAGAAGCGAATTCAAAGTCAAATGGGGGCAAAATGAATCTATCAGAATCATTAGGATCGTTGCGTAATATATTGTCTGATATTGACTACGTTGAGCCATTTCCATTATACGAAGACAAGGGTCATTTGGATCACCCTGAGGATTTAATATTTTTAGGTGGAACACAAGGAGCTACTAGAGCAGTTCAATCTATGGTAGACACTGTGCAAAATCCCACAAAAGTTACTATTAAATGGGACGGTTATCCTGCATTAATATTCGGGCGTGATACGCAAGGCCGTTTCAGTATTATGGACAAACATATGTTTAACAAGAAAGACGGTTCAGGTAGAGAAGTTTACAGTCCGGAACAATTTGTAAAATATGATATGGATCGAGGGGTAGATCGTTCGCAATTACATCAACTTATTGCTAACATATGGCCAGGTCTAGAAAAAGCCGACCGTAGTAAGGGTTATTATTGGGGAGACTTGCTATTCAGTGCCCCGTTGCAAGATCAAAATGGCTTGTATAAGTTTAAAGCTAATCCTAACGGCATCGCATACACAGTAGAAACTGACAGTGAAGTTGGACAATTTTTTGACGGAAAAACTGCTGGAATCGTAGTTCATCAATTTATTCCTGCAACAGCAATGACAACCGATGATGCTACTCCATTGGACGGGACTATTGGAAAATTACAAAACAACAGCAACATAGCTATTGTACCTGCTAAAATGCCGATAACTCCTAAATTAAAGTTAAACAACGCCGCGGCTAAAAAAGCAAGTGCAGTAATACAAAAGTACGGACAAGCAGTTGACCAGCTAATGAGCACAGCTCCTCAAGCTAGAAATACGTTCAACGGGCTATTCACTACGTACATTAATAAACGAATTGTACAAGGTAATTTAAATGATTTGTTACAAGGTTTCTATGAGTATGTTGCTAGCAGACCAATGACAGATTCAATGAGAGCAAAGATAGACAATCACTTAGAACAAAACGCAGCCGGAGTTCAGGGTGCATTTGAAATTTGGGTAGCTCTATACAACTTAAAAATGTCTATCGTAGACCAGTTAAACAAGGCAGCAGAATCAAGCCCTGTCAAAGGTTACTTGAACGATGGTACACAAACACAAGAGGGTTTCGTCAGTCACGGATTAAAATTCGTAGATCGTATGGGATTTTCTCGTCAAAATCTCGCCGGAAGATAAGCCAAAACCGATATTTTTTTGTGCTAGGCATAAATACATACATGAATCAGTAAGATTCAAATTTTTTAAAGGATATTTATCATGGCACAATTTACAAGAGTTAACGGTGACTTTCTACCCCTAATCAACTACGATAGCCCAGCGTACACAAACTCTGGCGTCAATGCTTTAACTTCTGCGGCTACAGTTCAGCCTCAAGGTCCTAAGCTAGACTTCTTCACGATTACTGGTAACGGTTCACAGGTTGCTGACAACATCGCTACAGTGTTTCAAACTGTTGAGCAATTAGCTACTATGCACATCTATGAGTACACAAACGCTACAGATGACACATTAGCAATCGCTATTTACCCAGTTGGCGCATGGACAACTGCTACACTTGACACTGCTTTAACAGCGGCTTGGACAAGTGCTAACGTTGCTGTTACAGCTTCTGCTACATTTACTAACTAATTTTTAGATTAGTACAAGAACCCGAGAATTATTCTCGGGTTTTTTTACCTCATAAATATTTGTATGAGTTTTCGAATTACATGTTATACCCTGTTTGATATTACACAGACCGGTGTCCTTAATCGTTCTAGACCCGGTGTGGATCAGGACATGACAGATTGGACACGCAAAAGGAATACACAAGCTAACTTTGACACTATTTTACAAGTAATTTCTCTTAGATCACAGCCTGAGGTAATAGCTATGCCCAAACGGACTGATATAAAATTTGATGAGTTTGAAAATTTTGGATTTCTGTTTCAGCAATTAGAAAATGAGTTATATCCGTGTTGGAAATTCTCGTTTGATATACATCATCACAGTGTATTCAACGATGGTATTTCTGAATTGGGAGCACTGTACAATGATTGTAGTGGTGTTCCGATGATATTGTGCGGCAGCGAGTGGAGTAAACTTCCTAGTTTCTTAGACACTAGTGAAGAACTAAAAAACATATATTTTACGGTAGAACATGAATGATATAATGCTTAATAAAATTAGTCAATTTTTGACTAAAGAATTTTTACAAAGTATGTCCAATATTGCAATGGTGCAAAACACTGACGGCAGTTACGAATTCTTTAATCGATATAAAGTACAACAGGTCAAAATTGGCTATGAGGTACACCTAAAATACAATTCAGATATTAAACTTTTTTCATCATTGAAAAATGCTCTGACTTGGTGTATTTTTGAAAATAGAACAAAATTTTCACAGGCTAGAAGAATCGAATATCTAGACAATATGATAGCAGGAACTGAGGTCAGTATTGAGGTACATAAAAATCTTATCAAAAAAACGACCAACACAGAAAGTCAATTAATTTATATTGCTAAATTAAGTGAAGAACAAGCTAAAAGAAAACTAATGATACAAGAAATGACCTCATTTATGAATGAGTCTAAGAAGTGGCAAACTAGAAAGTTTGTAGCAAAAAGATAAATATATTATAACGTTTGGAATACAACTATGAAATTAACCGATTTTGACAAAAAAGCTTATGCACCTAAAGCACTATCAGAGAACTATCAAATGTCCTTTGATGTATCAGGCATGACAAAAAACGACACGCAGAAAATGCTACAAAAAGTCCGCACTTTGGCAACTGAGGCCAAAGAGTCTACTGACTTCCACAAAAATCAGACTAGCCCTAGCTACATGAAACTTGTATTTATGGAGCAAGCATTAGTTCAGCGTTACAACGAACTTTTGGATCAACCAAGAACCCGCATCGTTGTAGAGAATGAAGAAGTAGACAAGTCACAAGTTGTTTTGGCAGCACAAGACCTAGTTGATAGCGTACAGAAAATGCTAGAAAGTATTGGTCAAATGCAAGTCAAAGAACTACCAGCACTTGTTGATTCTATTGAATCTGAGATTGGTGTTAACGAAGCACAATCGTATAACGATCAAGTTTCTGGTCAATTAGATACATTGAGCGGTGCATTGAAAGAAGCTTTCTCTGCATTGAAATCTGCACGTGACAGCATTACTGGCCAAGGTGGCGGATTTAATGATCCTCTAGCAGGCGATGCTGGTCTAGACGCAGGTATGGATGATGAGATGGCTGGCATGGATGCAGGCATGGATGCTGGCCTAGGCGCTGATATGGATGCTGACCTAGGTGCTGATTCCGATATGGAAGAACCAGAGGCAGATGCGCTTGGCGCAGTAGGTCGTTCTAAGAGATAAGAATGCGCCTATATGAGTTCGCTGGTCCGGACCCTATGGTTACTAAACTAGTAGCCGTAGGTGACCAGTTTAAAACAGATTTAGAAAAAGGTAGTGCCGATCCTAATATGTCGGTTCCCGATTTCTTGCAATATCTTAAAAAATATGATATCATAATAGACAAGACAGACTTGTACGATATGATTAAACAACTCCCATTAAAAAATCTTATCTCTAATATTCAGGGTGACAAAATTGTTTTCAAAGGATTTGGTACTCCCGAAGCACCTCCTGAAGATGAGAGCAAAAATATTGTCGCGGGCATGGCCAAAAAAGCCACTGGTCAACAATGATCACTGCAACGCCATCTGCAATTAAAAAGATAACACAGCAAATACAAAGAAGAGGAAAAGGTTCGGGAATACGGATTGGTGTAAAAACCACCGGATGTTCAGGGCTTGCATACGTACTAGAGTTTGTCGATTCACCATTAGACAATGATTTAAAAGTGGAATGCGATGGGTGCGCTATATACATAGACCCCAAAAGCAGTCCATATGTTCAGGGCATGATAGTTGATTATGCTAAAAACGGATTAAATGAAGGCTTTGAATTCAGAAATCCAAATGAACGTGATCGTTGTGGGTGCGGAGAAAGCTTTAGGATATAATGGAAATAACTCACTTAGTCGTCAATGGCTGTAGTTGGACATACTGTCAAGGTTTAGAAGATCCCTCGACTCAAGGTTGGCCAGCATTATTAGCTAAAAAATTAAATGTTCCGGTAGTCAACTTAGCAGTTCCTGGTAGCGGGAATGATACAATTCATAGACGCATCTATGAATACTATTTTGACGATCTACTAAACAACAGTAAACCCCTATACATCGTAGGATGGTCTCAACCATGGAGACGAGAAGCCTGGTGTAGACACTATTACAATAAAAACATGCCTCAAGGTTATGCTACATTAGCGTTTCCTAATAAAAGACCTCAAAATTTTTATGAGGCTGCATTGTTAGATAACTGGAGTGAAGAAGATTTTCTTAGAAGAACAATGTTGTATCAGTTGTCATTAGATGCATTGTTTAAATCAAAAAATATTCCTAACTTAGCTACATTTTTTGCAGACTATGAGAATCAAGAAACTGATCCTATAATAGAAAAATATAAAAATATAGTAGATTACTTGCAAAGTTCTACTAATACAATTTATCCTATGTATAAAATTACCGGGCAGCTTGAAAAATTACCATGCGGGCATGACGGGCATGAAGCAATGACCATGACAGCCGATCATTTATATGAGTCTATACTTTCTACTTACGGTTCTATTACACCGATTGAAGGTACATATTTAAAATTACGTGAATTTAATAATAAAGATATGACCGGTACAATTGATACTAGCGTTTGGGAAAATAATGTATATACCTAACAAATTTAATTATGTAAAAATAAAGAGGATTGATACTTCAGAGGGAAGAAGATATGCTACTCCCGATGGAGAAAAGCTTCCCAGTGTCACTACTATCCTAGACGCAACTAAATCAGAAGAATCCAAACAAGCACTTCAGAATTGGCGTAAACGTGTAGGCTTTCAAAAAGCACAAGAAATAACCACTGAGGCTGCGGGTAGAGGCACTCGTATGCACAAATGGCTTGAAGATTATGTAAAGACAGGCATTATTGGAGATCCTGGCTCTAATCCATATTCAATTCAGAGCAATAACATGGCCCGCTCTATTATCATTCAGGGTATGGATAAGTGCAGTGAGTATTGGGGCACAGAAGTTCCTTTATACTTTCCTAAGATTTATGCAGGTACTACTGACTTGTGTGGAATTCATGATGGTGCAGAAGCTATCATGGACCATAAGCAAACAAACAAGCCCAAAAAGCGTGAGTGGATCGATGATTACTTTGTTCAGTTAGCAGCCTATGCTAATGCACACAATGAAGTTCATGGCACAAAGATTCAAAAGGGTGTTATTTTTATGTGTGATCCCAATTGCATGTATCAAGAATTCATCATTGAGGGCGCAGAATTCGCCAAGTACACTGACATGTGGTTTAAACGTGTCGAACAATATTACATGCAGTTCATCTAAAGATTTTTGATAAATAAGTGTAAATCTTTTAAAAGAATACACTTATGGCTATAGTACAAATCTCAAAAATCCAACAACGTTCGGGAAACATCGTTGACTTACCACAGCTTGATGAGGCTGAGTTTGGTTTTGCTAGCGATGCTAAACGTCTGTTTATTGGTAAAGTTTCTCCCAATGAAAACATTGAAGTTTTAACTTCTTATTCTAATATTGCGTTTAGTCAAATTGAAGGCGCAGTAGGCAATCTAGACATTTCTGCTGTTAATGTAGGTAATGGGCAAGTCTTAGCATATGACGGCACTAATTGGGTTAATCGTGGAGGCAATGCCGGCGGCATAGTTGATTTAGGAACTGTAGCCAATGTAAAGCTTGATGGTGGATCCATAGGATATGTATTAGAAACAGATGGATTAGGTAACCTATCTTGGACTCCTAAGGGAACATTATATACTCCTATTATAGCATTGAGTAATGCAACTCCTATCGTAATGAGCGTTGCAAATACAGTGCCATACACTAACGGCACAGCAGTCACTATTACAGGATCCAATGGTGCTAACGCTAACTCTATAGTTAACGGTCAAACGTTTTACATAACTCTTGCAGTTGATTATCCGACTTCAGGAAACGTTAGCTTATATACTGACGTTGGTAGAACAGTTTCGGCAGTTGGTACTAACTTAGGAGCATCAACTCCAAACGTTGCCATTGCTACTAGCGTTATTTCCGGGACTGGTGGAGGCACAGGAGTAGCCGGTGG